CTGGCTAGTACTATGGTTTGGCACGTACATTCATCAAGCAAGTAAGCAAATACTTCATAGTTCTCAGCCACATAAAATGAGTAGGACTTGTTTTCAGCTCGCCAATTAAAACTAACTACGTCACCGGCAGCAACCGTTACATAACTTTCGCTAACCACGTATGGGCCACGCATCTTAGCAAAGGCTGTAGTAACACTGCCTATACTGTATAGGTATAAGGTAGACACACCACCTTGCCCGGCAACTGTGCCACTTTCAAATCCATAGTTAAACAATACTATAGCTGAACCATCATCACCACTTGATGTACCAGTAACAGCCGAACTATCTACGTTTGGTGTAATACAACTTAAAATAGTACCTAGTCCATTTAGTCTAGTAACAAACTGATAAATCTTCCAACCTGGTATTGTAACAATACCAGCCGACTCACTAACTGGCGTGGTTGTTTCAAATGTACCATTGACCCAGGCTGTGGTGCTTACCGGTAATGTTCTTGTGCAACCAGTTGGTGTAGGTGTTGGTGTAACTGTAGGAGTAGGACTTGGTGTAGGAGTAACAGTAGGTGTAGGTGTAGGAGTTGGGCTAGGCAGGGGCGGTACCACAGCCAACGGTGTAAATGCTTGCCCATTTACTGCGCCATGAATTATTACCACAGGATGTGTACTAGGTGGTGGACTACTAAAAGTTATAGTAGCGCCGTTGACTGTGAAGGCCACACCGGGATTTTGAAATACGTTGTGAATAAACACCAGTAAGAAAATTTCATTGCCAGCAGGGTATGGGTAAGCCATGGGCCCAAACACAGTTTGAGTACCATCACCGTAAAAAGTATCTTTGTGAGGAACATCAATTTCATTGCTGGCAATACCGCGCCATTGATTTAACGCAAAGTATTCAGGACGATCTCGTGTTTGATTATAACGAACTAGGCCGGTAACTGGGGCATTAGGGCCTATTGAATTTGTGCCCATGGGCAAACGTATACTGTAGCTTCCAGATGTTAGTTCGCGATTCTTGGCGTATCGCCCCACATCAGACTCCGATTGCCGATACTGTGGCCACTACTTTAGTACCTACTGTTACCGGGCTTGCAATTTTAGCGTACAACTTGTCGCCATTTTCTAGTACCATTTTTTCATTATCAATCACGTAAGTGTCATTTGGTACTAAAGAAATATTAAAATATACAGCTCGATCATCGTTGGGTAACTGCCCAGAAGGTACAGCATAAACATAAAAGCTGGTAGGCTGAGTACCAGCATTACAAAAGTACATGACTGTGACTGCGGTTGTACCTACACTAGAATAAATTTCTTCTGCGGTAGCCGATAATACTTTGCTATAGAGTGCCATGATTTATCCTATAAGACCAAAGAAAACAGCAAGGCTTTTCTTCGGGTAATTAATTCTTCAGCTCGATTAGTAGCACTGGTAACATAAAGCCCGGTGTCGCCTGTGCCCGGAGCACGAGCAAATAATATTGTATTGTTTGTTACAGCAACAGGAGTAACTGCTGCATCAACTCGTTCAATCTGTATTGCTGCATTTGCCCTAGTTCCAGCGATGCCCGGGCGCAATACAATGTTGCAAGGGAATAATGTAGTAACAGGGAAACAATTTAGATCAAGTGCTGCACCCAGTCTTGGACTCTTATCTTCAAATACCGAACTTAGTGTACCACCTGCTGCTATGTTAGAATATATACTACCATCATTGGTAATTTGCCAACGATCTATGGCTTCATTCCATCTAATACTTACAGTAGGTTGCCCACCTCGCTGTACACTAATACCAGCATCATTGGCAACTTGCGTGTTACCCAGCGTAATAAAAGAATCAGCAATAAAAGTATTAACCGATCCTACTTGACTTTGCTGCCCAGTTACTATTAAGTTACCGTTGATATAAAATGTGCCGGTACCACTATTAGCTGTAAACCTTATATCACCTAAGCCACAGGAACCACCTAGTGTTTCTAGTGTGTAATTACCGGTAACTCTGTCAAATGAACTCATAATAATCAGTTTTATCAAATATTTATATAAAAAAATAGCACCCGAAGGTGCTATTGTTTTGATTTAGTATCGGATTAGGATACGTTACCTGCAAAGTCTGTGTCACCTGTAGTAGCTGCAATGTTACCACGGAATGCGTTTGCTGCCATACCACCGGATTCTTCAAGTTGGATAAAGCCATCCGAAGTACTAACGCCAAAGTTCCAAGGGCCAGTAGCAATTACAAGTCCAGCTAGGTCAACTAGTGTACACTTACGACCACTAATTTTACTAACGTAACCGTTAGTACCGTTGTCACGCTTACCACGAATGGTCATGTCACCATTAGCTAATGAAGCATTGTTTTTATTTGTAAGAATACAAGTTGCTGTTACAGTGCCGTCGGTAACTTTAAATTTTTTAGTTCCAAGTTGTTTGACAATGTAGCCATCGTACTCTGTGCCGCCAGATTTGAATCTGCAACGAATATCACCTTGTGTAGCACCAGTTCCGAAAAATCTTTTGTTAATTGGACGTCCCATTTGTTTCTCCTTTAAAATAGCGTTCTAGGCCTACGAGGTTGGGTTCCCCATAAACTCTCTGTTAGAGCGAACATTGTATTTACCATTATAGTTGACCATTTGTGTTATTGGCTGTATCATAAATACTAGACAACTCATGAGGTAATATTATGCGTTCAATTATTGCTATATCTATAGCAGCCTTAATAGCAGGTTGCGCCACAAATACAGATTATAAAATGTATGCTGAAACTCAGCAAAAGATTGCTCAGGCTCATGCTGTAGCTCAAACTGCCAGGTACAATGCTTTAGCCGAAATCGCCAAGTCAGGTGATAGTGCTGCTAAAGTAGCTGCTGTGTTAAGTATTCAAATGGGTGCCATGAACGGCAGTGGTCAACAAGCTCAGCAAAACATTGCAGCCCCAGAAGATCTTAATCAAAAAATGCTGCGTTGGGCAGGTGTATTATTACCCACTGTGACACAAAGTTTAGGTATTGCAGCACAACTTCATGCTGCCAATGTACAAAAACAAATAGCAGTGACTCAAAGCAATAATGCCGCTGCTACTGCTCAAAATACCAATAATACATTTGCCGCTATGACCACAAACATGGCTAACTCAAATACTAATATTGCCAAAGCAGGATTTGATGCGGTTGGTGCTGCTAATACTGCCCTAACCAATGTAGCCACTGCTGGATTAACTGCCACTACAACCACAGCAGCCAATGGATTTACTGCTGTTCAAAATGTAGCAACCGCAGGCTTAACTAGTACTGCTACAGTGGGTACTGCTGGTATTACAGGTGTTAATACTGCTGCCAATGCTGGTATAACTGGAATGAACGCTGCGGTAGCAAATGGTAATGCTTTAACAAACAATGTAGCAACCGGGTACACCAGTGCTTTACAATCAGCTATTGCTAAATTAACTGGTACTACCAACACTACCACCACAACAACGTCTACCACTACAACAACTTCAACAACCAATAATGTAGCTTGCCCAGCTGGACAAACATTCACTGGTGGCAAGTGTCAATGACAATTTAACAAGCCATAAAAAAGGGCCTTGCGGCCCTTTTTTGTCCTTCCCATCCCTTTGAGAAAGTAATTTCGATTTATTGGAATGTTAGGTTGCTTACACCAATCGACTCTAGGTAGTCAGCAGCGTTACCGAGCGAGCTAGCTGTATTTGTTAGCTCAACATATCCGTAACGTGTCATAAAACCAACTACTGGTTCGAATGTACCTGGATCAAGCACAACACCACTGCTCATTAGAGGAACATATGGGCAATAGAATGCAGCAGCATCAGCCTCGCTTGTGCCCTTGTAACCAACTAGAACAGCAGTACTGTCACCAGCGTAGCTGTCAACATAAACCTTCATAGCACCGTTTAGTGTACCAACGAACTTGGTGTTGGTTGGAGCTTCGAAAGTTCCTTCTGTTGTGCGAGCAAATGCACTTGTGGTTGCGCTCTGTAGCACTGTTAGAGCAGCTGGACTTACAACTGCCCAGTTAGCTGCGCCACGACGTGTACGCTGAGCGATCAAGTTAGCAGCACGATTGATAACAACTGCTAGGGCAGCATGTTCATCACCAACGAATGTTGCTGTACCACTTACTGTAGCTTGATTAAAGTTGTATGCGTTACCGCTTAGTGAACGCAAGCTAGCTAGGATTTCTTGGTCGATTTCAACTGTGATTTCCTGTGCTAGGGCTGCCATGATTTCAGCCTCAACATCAATACCGTGCATGGCTTGTGCATCTTGAGCAGCTTCAAATGTCCAACGTGCTGATAGCTTACGTGTCTTAGCTTCAACGACTTGTTTCATGATCTGCACATTGATTTTACGACCAGCAACACCTTCTAGTGTAGCTGTTGCATCAGCACGACCGGTGCTTAGGCTACCGGAGTATGCGTTTGCAATCTTGAATGGGCTAAGTGCCTCATCGCCAGCTGTGGTATCAGTATTACCTGCACTGGTGTCGTTAGTGGTTTCAGCATAACGAACACGTAGTGTATGGATCTGAGCAACTGGGCCAGTCATAGGCTGAACACCAACGATTTCATTAGCGATAACTGTTGGCATTACACGACGGATTACTGGAAGAATCACGCGGTTTAATGTAGCAATTGTGCCAGCACTTGTAGCGCCAGTTGTTGCGGTTTCCATCAAGCTCTTGCGAGTGTTTTCTAGGATAACGCTCATGCTGGTGCGACGTGAGCCTTGTAAGCCTTCTAACAGGGCATCTTTAGTTTCGCCCCAACGGCTTTCTAATAGTTCTTGTGTCATTTATATTTCCTTTAAGGTTTAACTAATTACTTCAACCCTGCCAAACGCTTGAGAGCAACGACGTTGGTCTCAGTAACAGTTTCTTGGGCTGCTGCTGGTTTAGCAGTTTTATCTCCTGTTACTTCACTACGGCTTTCTGATAAGACAGATTTTTCTTCTTTCTTAGCAGCGCCTGTGTTAAGTACGGCAGGAAGATACTTTTCAAATGCAGTCTTCAATTTTGGAGTCTGCACGCTCTCGAGAAGTTCGCGCATTACTGCTTGCTTCTCTTTGACTAGAGTACCAAGTAGCTCGTCCATTACTGCACGGCGATCCTGGCTCTCTTTGATCACGCGAATCTCGCGATCTTTTGATTCTACAAGACGTTGAGCACTGACTTTGGCTTCGGCAGCCTCAGCAAGTTTCTGTTCTTGTTGATCAATGATTCCCTTTAGCTTTTGAACTTCTCTGTTCTCACTAAGATGTGTTAATGAAAATTCACTAGCAAAGGCTTCGAAGATGCGACGTCCAAACATGTTCTCACGAGCCTGTTGGATATCTTCTCTTAATTGAGTTAGTTCAGCACCTAACTTATGTGTAACTGATTCTTTGACTAGGCGAGCACTTTGTTCAATGAAACGCTTTTGGATTGACTCTAGTTTTGTCTTAGCTTCTGCAACTAAGCGAACTTTGGTCTCTACAACAGCTTTCTTGTCTTGAGAAAACTCTTGAATTTCCTCAGCAAGAGCACGAACAATAAACTTCTCTAGTCGTGCATAATTTTCGGCTTGAACACGGCGATCTTGGCGCAGCTCTTTGACTTCCTCAGCTAATTTCTTAACCATGAAGTCGTTGAAACGACCTGCACTTTCCATCATGTGATTTTTAAATTTCACACGATCTTCAACCATAGCCTGCTTCTCACCAACGAACTCATCGATTTCTTTGGTAAGGCTTTCAGTAACCATCTTGTCTAGTGCTTCAACCATTACTGACTTATCATGCTCATAACGTGCTGCCATTTCTTCACGCAGCTCAGCGCGAACCTGTTCACGAGCTTCATTTAGCTTGGCTTCCCAAGCTTCATTAATAGCTTGCTTTGTGTCCTCGTTGATTATACCGCTATCTAGCAATGGTTTTAAAGCGTCAAACATTGCGGTTCTCCTATAGTTTTAAGTCTCTAATAAGACGAACTACTTCGTCCTTGAGGTACTTCTGCACTTTTTGATTTACTTTCATGTCACCAGCCATTTCTAGCACACGATGACCATGACGCATGTTCATCAGGCCCTCATAGATGGCTTTAGGATAAGCATGTGGAGCACTTGGTTGCGCTACCACGTCTACTGTGACGATTTCAAATTCACTGACGTGCCCAGTGGATTCTGATACATTGCCGCTACCGCGACTTGATACTCCCAATTTCACACCACTTTCTAACATGGTGCGAACTAACTGACCCATTGGAGTGGGCAGAATCTTTAGTTTGCCATGACCGGCAGGACCATCCATCCACATTTGTTCAATCATGTGGCTTACACGATCTAAATTGATCTTTAGGTCATCGGGATGATCTACTTCACCAAGAACGCTGTACCCACCTTTAATTTGTTCATTAATAGTGTTTACAGCTTTGGCTATTTCGTTAACAGGGTAAACACGCTGGTTAGCATTCTTTACCCCGCCCTCGATGAAGATACCTTTCATGTAAAGATCTTTACCACCACTACCATCGTCGCGGTTTATAGATTCGACCTGCAATTTAGCATGGTCGAATGTTAGATCTTCTCTTAGGTAATGTGCCATAACTGATTAACGTATTTTCCCGCCTTGTAGGGCTTTAGGATTAACTGGTGTTTTACCAGCAGTTGTTTGTCCTTCGGCACCCTTTTGGGCTTCCCAGCTAGTTTCCTTCTTGCTATAGAAGTTGCTGGCTTTTCCGCCTGGTACGTTTACGTTTTTCTTGCTAACAGGTACTTGGCCTTGACCTTTTGTGTACTCGTTGCTTGGCTTTGGTGTTGGCTTGCCATCAGCAGCTTGCTCAGTACCACCGCGAACGATGTTACTGCTTGAACCGCCCATGTTGTTGGCCTTGTTGATGTTGGGGCTGCGAGTTTGTGTTGTATGCTTGTCGCTTGCGCCTGTACCAACTGGCTGACCTTCAGTGTTTGATGGTGTAGCTACTTTGTCTACATATTCACGGACCATGTTTGGATCCATGCTTTCTTCTTTTGGCTCTTCGCCAGCGTCGTCACCTCCAAAATCGGGGTCACTTTCACCGTCACTGTGCTCTGGCTCACCTTCTTCGTCAGCCATTAGTGCATCAAATTCTGCTTTGAGTTCGTCTAGAGCAGCTTCAAGATCCATAACGCGATCTTCTAGCTCACCTTCGCCGCCCATGTCGTCGTCCATTCCTGGCTCGCCGCCCATGTCGTCCATGCCACCCATATCGCCATCACCGCCCATGTCGGCTGGCATTTCGATATCCATTTCATCGTCGCCGGCTTCGGCCATGCCCATTTCATCTTCGGCATCAACCTCGTCAACTAGATCAGCAACAGGTGCAAAATTCTCTTCGACTTCTTCTTCGTCAACGAGATTCTCATAAATCTCACGTGACTTTTCCACAACGATCTGATGGAACAGTTCGCGAGCTTTATCGTCTTGCTCGTTGATGATATATTCAATTAACTTTTCATACTTGTTCATTAGGGGCTCCTATTAAATTATGTACTACGTTATTAGGTATTTACATAATATTGTAATATTATGCCCGAAATGGCGGTTTTTTCGCCGATCTTGATTACATTGGTGGGGCTGCGCCCATCTCTGCGGCTGGTTTGTACTGTTTTGACAGGACTTTTATCTTCTTTTCTTCTTCAAACTTTCTTAGATCATTCATTTGTCTAAGACGTTTGATCTGGCCTAATGTGAGGCGGCTCTTACGTAACTCGCCCATTTTCTTAATCGAGTTATCGTCTTTTTCTGTACGCATACCATCAGGTACATCGTCTTCAAATAGGTCAATTATAAACATACGATTATTTATAATCTATTAAGGAGTTGCAGGCGTTGCAGCGCCGCTACCTAATGGGCTTGCTGCACCTGTAGCTGCACCTGGCGCCGGAGCCGCCCCGCCGAGACCAGTTTCTGCTGCACCGGCAGCAGGTTCCGTGCCCATACCAGGAACTTGATCCACTGCTTCTATATCGCCAGCGATACCACCCGGTGTGATACCTACACTACGTAGACCGACATCACCAGCACTCACGGCTTCGGATTGCTCGCCTTGCTCCTGTGCCCACATTTCTTCGTTTTCGGTCATTTCCTCTTCGGTTAGACCTAGATATCGTTTCATTAAGAAACGTTTACTAAAGTATGGTACTTGTTCTAATTGTCCAAACACACCTATTCTAGCCGCATCAATTTCAACTTGACGATGTTGTGCAAAGTTTTGTGGCTCATTAAGACGTAGTTCAAACAGTTGGTTATCAATGTTAATACCACGCCAACGCATATAGAGCTTGAATTCATTGTCCAATGCACTGGTAATCATGCTCTGTAAA